TCTCTCTTCTCGTCAATTTCTTGATTTCATAAATGTATAAATCATCTGGATGATACTTCGGAGAAATACCATCTTGCTTTAAGACATATTTATTTGAATTTGGATAAAATAATTTTTCATTTACAAGTTCAGTTAAATACTTCAAATTAGGCATATCATAATGATCTTTTGCAAAAATTCTAAACTTATAAAAAGGATCAATTTCAACTATCATTCGCTTTGCAGAAATTGGAAACATCATAAAATTTTCACTAAAATTTCGATGTAAATGCATCCATCTAGCTATTTCCATCTTATTTTGCAAATCTTTTTCTTTTTCAAAAACCTCTATAAGGAAGTTTGTCTTTTTAATATTGTGGACTGTTATACCATTCCATCCTTTTTCATTTTCTGATGTCATCCCGACGTCAGTAATTACATATTCATCGTGCACATATTCTGAATCCCAGAATGCAACATAACCATTTTTTATTACTTCAGCCCACCTATGAGCAGGATACGTTTTATCTGGATGTTTTAAAATATCTTCTGGAGTACCATTAGAATCTAAGATAACATTTAATGTTCTCATCCAATATTCAAATGGCGTTTCTCCTTCGATTATTTTTTCTTGAAATGGATGTTCAATAGGTCTAGCTTTTATTTCTTCTTCGCTTAAACCTTTTTCTTTGCCAAATTTAATCCAATGGTCTTTTAAATTATCGTAAAACTTTCGTTCAGTTTGCATAAACTCCTCATTGCCCATGCTCCTAATTGTTGAAATTAATAAAAACTTTTTAATTAAATTTAATTCATCTCTTTTTAATTCAATGGTTCCTTCTGCATTTAGAATTTTGTTTGAAAATAAATTACCAAACTGTGACTCAATTCTTTTATTTAATTTTTCTTCTACTTCGTTAGAATAAAAGTTCTGTTCAGAAAATGTTTTATCAATTTTGACATTTTCCTTATACTTACCAGTTTTAACATTAAAAAGGCAAAGTCTATCAGAAAATCTTCTTAATGTAAGCATAGGTACATAATGTGAATTAGCCATATTCTTTGCCTCCTTATTTTTTCACTCAAACGACTTCATTCAACTAATTTTTGCAGGTTATTTTATCCTTTTTCTGAATTGAGAGTAAAATAACTAGCATTATTTGATTCTCATCTATTTTAAAGTTAATGTAGTAACAACATCTTCATCGCCAAACAAATCAATTAATTCACTTTTCGATAAATTAATGTGTCCTAATTTTGTGTAAGTCCAAGTATTTGAATCATAGAATATTACTATCTAGTTAGATGAATATAGAACTATATCTCCTGGATTAGTAGTTATTCTAGTATCAGATGATGGCAATGTAGAGCTAATTGATCCTACCTGCTCCAATCCACCATACTTACTCATATCTATAAATGCGTAATAAGCAGTAAATACAGCATATACGTAGCTTAGTTCTTTCATAAAGTCAGATAGTTTAATGTTGTTCCGCAAATTGTATAAGGAAAATAATATACTTTTTTTGTTTCATCAAATTTAATATCTTTTAGAAACTCTTTATTCATTCTTTTCCCTCCTAAACATTTCACAATTTTTATAATTAACATTTAGCAAAAGCGATGTTTTTTTAAATACTTTTTCACTTTATTAGCTTGCTTGATATCATTTTAATATTTTTTTAGAAAAATAATAATTTTTAATTGCCACTTTATTGCCATTTTTAAGGTAAAATAATACCAAAAAAAGGCTAAAAGTGGTAAAAATGTTAAAAAAAGCAAAAAAATAGCTCAAGCAACTAGCAATAGAAAAGTTGGATATCTAAGCCATTTTTCAAAAAAATATAGTTAAACGAGTAAAAATAACTCATTAAAAAACTCTAATGACAATGATTAACCATTTTAATACAATTGCGACCCCTTACTATTTTTTGCAACCCCTAAAGAAAAATGCGACCCTTTTAATTAATATTTCTTAGGAAAGTAAAATTTTCCAAATTGCCACAAATACTTGTCCAATTCTTTTAACGAAAATTCTTGTAACCCATAATACTCTCTAAATTTTAATAAAATATTTTTAAACTTACAATAATCTTTCAAATCATCATTTTTAAAATTATAGAATTTATCAGCCTTTCTAAAATATCGTAAAACAATATCAACATATGAGTCATAGATAGGAAATTCCACTTGATTATGATGACTGCAATATTTTGAAGCAAATGAATAAAAATACTTTTTCTTTCCATTAATTGTTACAGTTGCAATATCATTAACCAATTTTATATCTCCATTTGCTAATCTTTCATCAATATCTAATTCTAAAATTCTACAAGCTACTGGATAAATTTTAAAAATATTAGTACTGTAGAAATCATTAAGAATACTACATTTAATCATTATATTTTTTAATTCTTTATTACTTTTATAACTTCCAGCAAAAAGCTCATCAATTGCTTCCTCTTGAATACTATAATCTTCTAATTCATTCCATTTTTCCAACCAATATAATACTTGCACTTTGGTTGGTGATGGAATTAAAGCTTTATCAAGCACAAAACCACCTCATTATAAAGTTATCTTTTAAAATCTGAATATATTTCATCATTTATATCATCTGGGGCATTAAAAAATAACTCTTCTATATCATTAAATATGTTTTCAAAAAAATCAGAAACGTTTTCTAAGACTATTGAAATGTATTCTTCATCACTTTTAAATGTATCTCTAGGATTTGCAAAAATAATACTCTTAGCCATTGCATCATATGACTTTTTCATAACATTATAGCGTCCACCTAAAAGTGGAGTATTCTTCGCAAAATTATGCCATCTAAGCCTTGTAGCCTGATCATCAGATGGACCAATGTATAGCGTTATTTTTACACCATCAGATACAGTATTTTTTATTTCATAAACAACTAAATCTCGAATACCATCCCAGGTACCATTACCTTTTTGACCTACTTTATTTCTAATACTTACACCAGTAAATCTTAAAGAGCCATTACTAAATTTTAAAATATGAATTTTAGATATTTTTTCTTGTTCATCTAGAATGTCTTTAATTTTAATACCAATTAAATCTCTTAAAGGGGTCTTACTATTATCCAAATTTGGAACTGACAAAACATCATCAGGATCTAATTCAGGAGAATTTTCTCTAGGTTCTTTCATAAATTCTAATCCTAATACTCTTAATTTTGATTCTTCATCAAATTTAACATCCCATCTATTTTCTAAGAATTCTAATAATTTAAGGCCTCTTTCTTTAATACATTCTGGAGTCCAATCTTTATATTGAGCCACTTCAACTTCAGAATGTGACCCATTAGAATATCCACGTCTCTTCTTATCTATTGGATTCTTTTTATCTTCAAATTCATCATTTTGAAGAGCAGAATTTACGCTTTGAGAAAGTGCCAACAAATTGCCTAAAGTGTTAGCTAAATAGTGAAATTCTTCACTTGTATAATCTCTAAATTGATTACGCCAATAATATTTAGTTGGTGTTTGTGGAAATATGTGCTCAATAGATATTTTATCTTTTTCACTTTTAGTGAAACTATCCCAATCAGTTAATTTAGGAACAAATGTCTTCTCATATAATGACATTTCATATTCAAATAAGAAATATCTTAAATCTGACCAAGAATAATATCCATTGCTATTTTTAAATAAACCTTGAATTTTAGTGCTAAAAGTCTCAATAGCTTCATCCTTTACATTATTAAATTTATCTTCTAATGATTTAATTATTTCATCAATAGTTCTTTCTTCTTTATATAATTCTCTAGCAAAATTATATGTAATAGTTGATTGATAGCTTGCTTGCCATCTTGCCATACGGAAATACACGAAGATTGATTTTTCAATAATTTTAAATAATTTTACTCTCTTTTCTGGTGTAGTTTCTTTGTTTAAGAATGATGCAACTACTAAAGTTCTAAAATAGTTAATTCCAATCCTATTTAATTTAGAAATCCATTTCTTTTCTTCATCAGTAAATAATTTACATTCATTTGGATTAAATGAATAATACCAATACTGTGCAACAGATTTTAAACTATCAATATATGATTTAATTTCAGTAGGAGTAAGCACACCATCATTTTCATTCATTTCAAAGTTTTGTAATTCTTCTTCATCAAAATCAATATCTTCATCAAGTTGAATTTCATGAGGCTTCTTATGTAGTCCATATACAGCTTTCGCAGTAAAATAATCACCAAGTAAGAAATCGATATAATCATTACCTGTATTTCTTGAATATTTAAAGAATAATGTCCAATGATTTCTTAAATATTCATCATCATTAAGAGGTTTATCTTTATTTCTACCAAGCTCAAAATATACTTCTTTCCAAGCATCATTTATATCTTTTCTAATTTGTTCTTTAGCATCTTTTGGTAATACCTCATCAGGATAAATAGTTGTTAAATAAATCAATCTATTTTTTAAAATTTCAAGATTAGATAATTTTTTACCACGATTATTCATCGTTTCAAAAGCAACGAATACATCAAAATCATCTTCAATATAGTGAATATTAAATTGTAATCTATTAACAAGTTTTCTAAATAATGATTCTATGCCTTCAAGACCTTTTTCTTTAAACAAAGACTCTACATTATCATCAAAGAATTTTTTGGCATTTTCTAAATTTAATGTATAAAAAGTTTCTTGTAATGAGCCAGTTTGTCCCTCACCAAAAATATAATACCTTAGAAATTCAAAACTAGGGTTATCTACTTCATAACCAAATTTAAAGGCTTTATTAATTTTAAAAGGCTTTTTATATTCAACAATATATCTTGATTTAATTTCATCTAAATCATCACCATTTAAATATTCGATATTATTATTAGCTGCAAATTTAATAATAGAGCTTGCCAAAATTATAAAAGTAGTTAATCTTTGTTGACCATCAACAACGTGGAAAGCACTATAGTCTTTTTCTTTTATAATCCATTGCTCTTCATTCCATTTAGAATAAATATCTTCTTTTAAAAGCTTCAAAGATAGCATACCAGTATAATGATATCTATCTTCTGTGAGATTGTTTAAATCATCCCAAAAATCTTCAAGTTGAGAATTTGTCCAGGCATATCCCCTTTGATAATCTGGAATTCTGTATATTCTTTTATCGAACAATTGTGACAATGAAATTAAATCATTCATATTTAATACCTCTCCTAATCAATAACAAAATTTATTTTGTATTTGAGATAATGCTAACCAAAATTGTACCTATATTTACTAGTTTATAATTAACATCTGATTTTAAAATTCTACAAATTATTTATTCAATATCCAATATAAATATTGGTAATTAATTACAATGGCTTAATAAAATTTTCAGCAAGAAAATCATATATTTCTTTTTCTATTGAATCATCGAGTGTAGTCCATACTCTACCAGTTTTCTTTATTTTAATAGGTTTGTCTAATCTTCTTGGATTAATAAAACCATAGGCCCAATATGTAGCATTCATATCTTCTACTTGAAATTGCATACCAGCCCATTTCCTTGTTGCATGCCATTTACAATATTCCTCAGCTGTGATATGTTTAGTTCCTATGAGTTCAACTGTAACAATAATGGCAGATTTCTTTGTACCTACTAAGGCTATTAATCCACGCTTATTAGTATTGTAAGCACGAGCATCATAAAATTTTGTACCATCTAAAATTTCATCTAAATATTCTCTTAACATTATTAATCAATGCATCATAGCTAAACATTCTCCATCTAACTAAAAAACGAGTTCTTTGTGGCATCAAAACTCTAGACCAATCACTGATTCCGTGACCGAATGTGCACTTCCTTTTAACGAGTCCAAGGCACTACGCTCAACTCGGCTCCACGAATACTTAGGAAGCACCTACGAAGTACATGCATTTACTTGCGTATATTTTACCATATAGTGACAAAAAAGTCTATCAGCGGACACTAACTGATAGACTCCTCTTATAAGGTGATTTCTTTACCATTAATAAATTTAAATGTTATTGTTTCATCTCTATTCACAATTGCCTTATCAAGTACTGTCATCCATAAGGCATCATTCCATTCTAGAATCTCAGTATCAGCATTTTCTAAAGTTGATAAGTAAGATTTTAATGTGATTGCTTTAGCTTGTTTATATTTCTTTTCTTCGCTTAATTTTTCATATAATTCTTTTGCCTTATTATGCCTATCAACTAATTCTTGATACTTAACTTCATAGTCATTTTGGTCTTGTAAATGAATGCTATTATCCTTAACTAATTTTTTAACCAATTCACTGACTATTTCCATTTCATTTTCATATTTAGAAATTTGAACATCTAATGTTGTAGTATCCGTTAATTTATTAATTACATCTTTAGCATCATTAACTACTGCATTTTTATCAACCATCATTAGATTATAAGCCTTAATAAATTTATCTTTTATTACTTGCTCACTAAACGATGGTGTTTGACATCTAGTTTTACCTTTAGCAAATTTCTTATTACATTGAAATATCTCTTTTCTCCAAGCATCATTCGAATGCCATACTTTTTTACCATAAAATGCTTCACAATCACCACATATTAATTTTGATGAAAACACATTACATGAGGAGTATGATGCACTGATTAATTCTCTTCTTTTTAGCTCAGCTTGAACCATCTCCCACATATCTTTTTCAATAATAGCAGGATGACTATTTTCAACATAATACTTTGGAAGTTCACCATTATTTTTAACAGCTTTATGTTCCAAGAAGTCCTTTATGTAACTCTTTTGCAAAATAGCATCACCTTTATATTTTTCATTTTTTAAGATTGAAAGTACATTTTGTTTAGACCAATTATGTCGTCTAGCTGGTGTGAGAACATTATTTGAATTTAAATAATTTGCAATATATGAACAAGTCTTGCCATCAACCAAGAACATTTTATAAATAAGCTTTACGATAACTGCTTGGTCATCATCTATTTTAATTTGTCCATCTTCCTTTTTATATCCAAGGAAATTCTTATATGCAAATTGGACTTTTCCTTCTTGCATCTTCCATCGTTTACCCATAGTAACATTTTGGCTTATAGACCTTGATTCCTCTTGAGCTATAGATGACATAATTGCTAATAAGAACTCCGCTTTATCATCGAAAGTCCATAAATTCTCTTTTTCAAAATAAACTTCAATACCATTTGCTTTTAATTTTCTTGTATATGAAATGGTATCCAAAGTATTTCTAGCAAATCTTGAAATAGACTTTGTTACTATCAAATCAATTTTACCAGCAAGAGCATCCTCAATCATTTGATTAAATTGAACTCTATTTTTTGTATTGGTTCCAGATATTCCATCATCAGCATATACTTTTACGAATTCCCAATCTGGTTTACTTTTAATGTAATCCTCATAAACCTTACATTGTGAATCAAATGAAGTAAATTGTTCATCACTATCAGTTGAAACACGAGCATAAGCAGCAACCTTCTTTTTAATAATTTCATTGATTGGATTTAAGGTTATTGGATTTTTCTTTGAAGGGATAATTGTAACTTTAGCCATTGATATTACCACCCTTCAAATAATTAACTAATGACTTTTTTATAGCTTGCTCTCTAGCTTTTGCTTTCATTTCATCAGTCCAAGAATTCTTACGTGAATAATCATTCCATTTTTCAATTACATTTGTACCATCACGTAAATATATTTTTAATTCATTATTAGGAAATACCTCAACCCAATCAATATTATCTAAACCAACTTTATCAGTTATTCTTTTCAATTCAGCATCAGGCACACATTTGGAAGGACATACACTTTTACCTTTTTCATTATAAGTAATACATATCCATTTTTGAGAATATTTTGTTGTTCTATGATTAAATGATTTACCACAAATTCCACACTTAATTTTTCCTGATAGTTCATATCTAATTTGAGTTTCTCTAGATGTTTTAAAATATTTAGCACGTCCACGTTTCAAATCCATTGCTTTATTAAATATTTCTTTAGAGATAATAGCTTCGTGGTCATCCTCAACTAAAAATTGGTCTTTAGCTCCTTTGTTTGCTACATATTTTTTAGTTAAGAAGTTTTCACTATATCCTTTTTGTAATAATAAATCCCCTGTGTAATTTATATTACTTATAATATTTTTAACACTAGTTTTATTCCATGCCTTAGCGTAAAATGGTTTAATATTTTCATTTTGTAATTTGTTTGAAATTGCTTGAAAACCTAAGCCGTTTATATATAAGTCAAATATGTATTTTACAATTTTGGCTTCTTCAGGAACCACTACATACTTTTTATTAATAACTCTATAGCCATAAGATTTTGTAGCACTCCACTGAACTCCACTTTCAAAGGTCTTTCTAACTTTCCACTTTTGATTTTCTGATACGCTTCTTGCTTCTTCTTGAGCAAATGATGCTAAGAATGTTAATACCATTTCACCTTCTCCACTTAATGAATGAAGGTTTTGTTCTTCAAAGTAAACATCCACACCAATTGTTTTAAGTTTCCTTACTGTTTCAAGCATCGTAACTGTGTTTCTAGCAAATCTTGAAATAGATTTAACAAGTATTAAATCAATTTCACCTTCAACGGCATCCTTAATTAATCTTTGAAATTCATCTCTTGTATCTTTAGTACCACTTAAAGCTTCATCAGCATAAACACCTACAAATGACCATCCTTCAGTTGACCTAATCAAATTATTATAATAACTGACTTGATTAGATAATGATTGTAGCATTGCATCTTTTTCACTTGATACTCTAGCATAAGCAGCTACTCTTAATTTCTTTTCAAGTTTAGGCAACGCATCAATTTTAGTAATTTTAGTTTCCATGTTGAACCTCCTTATTTTCCATTACATATATCACTCTAAAGTCCTTTATTATCAAGTCATTTTGACGGTATAAATTACCTTTGTTGATACAGTATTTATTAGCAAGGAGATTCTCACTTTCGTTATATTCTTTATCAGTTAACAAACCCAAATGAAGCATTTGTTTAAATATCATTAATGAAGATAAATATTGCTCGTAATGTTCTCTATTCATAGTGAGCACCACCTAGATTATACCTAGCATTAATGTAACATTTATGAGAACAATATTTTCTAACTGATGAACCATAAGAATTAAATAATTTATTACAACAATTACATCTTATACTTTTTCTTTTATTTGAAGATAAGCATTCAGGATGAGCTTTATAATATTTCTTCTTACATTCACTTGAGCAATATTTCTTCTTTTTCTTTTTAGGCGTGTTAACTAGTTTTTTTCCACAATATAAGCAATAGCTAATAGCTGGTTCATCTTTATGTCTTAAAAAATAGCTTTTAATAGTACTAATTGATAAATTTAATTCATATGCTATCTTTTTATAACCATATCCTTGATTCTTTAATTCATAGATTTTTCTAATTTCTTCATTAGTCATAGGGTTCAACTCCTTACGACTATAAAAGGAAGTTGAATTACCTATTTTGGAACCTAGATGATTAATTCAATTTATTAAATATTCCTTCAATGGTTGTTAAATATCTTTTTAATTCATTTGTATCTTTTTTGTCCATTTCTTCATCAGCAATTAAATCTTTAACTTCAATCATTTCAGTCTTTAAAATGCCAACAAGAGCATTTTTTTCCTTTTTGGTTAAATCCATTACAAAAGCACCATCTTTCTGAATGTTATTTATCCGCGTTTCAATATTCGATGCTATTCTAACATTAAATTTTAATATGTCAAATGGGCTAATCCGGCGTCTCTTCATTTTTAGAGAAAAAATAAAAAAGATGCTTATTTTAAATTTTAGAATGATATGAATTACGCCAATTTTTTCTAAAATTAGGAAATAAACACCTATGAAAACATTTTCATCATTTTTCTTCTAAAAGACTAGTTAATTGAAGTAAAGCACCCTTAAGTTTTGCAAATACTTTATTGATTTCTTGCAATTCTAATTTGAGCATTTGATTTTCTTTTCTTAATTTTGTATTCATTTTTCGATATTCTGGTTCTTTGATATTTACAGGCTTTTCATACGACACAACTATTTTAGCAGGAGTAACTGTAACGCCATAATATGTTGATAATCTATTTGCCATTGATTCAGAAATTGAAAGAGCACCACATTCAATTTTACTTAAATAACTAACACTTATATTACATTCATTAGATACTTGACTTAATGTTTTACCCTTCTTTTGCCTTAAATTTCTTAAATAATTTGCTCCTATTTTTTCCATCAAATCCCACCACTTTGTAATTCTTTATGAACCTTAGTCATATCTTCATGAGCAGTATCAATTATATTTTGTATTTCCATTAAGACTTGAGATACTCTAATTATTTCTTTTCCAAAGATTAAATTTTGACTCTTAAGTTCTTTATTTAGCATACGATATGACTCATCATCCAAATAATCATCTTCACTTTCAATAATCTCATTTTCTTCCTCTACTTTATCATTGGTTACAATTTCAATCCTACCTGCCTCAAATAATAATGGAATAACCTTATCACTTAACCAATCAGTAAGCTCATTGTAAAAGTCATTTTTAGCTTGAAATATTAATCTAATAACATTATTTACCCCAACATAAATTTTCTTGCCACTTTCAGTCGTTTTATATCTATCATCTTTATTTAATTTTTCTTTATTAGAGGTTGAATTACAAACTCCAAGCAATTTACAAATATCACTAAGACTAAATAAAGTAGTACCATCATTATCAGTTATTGTTCTTATTTTTAGCACATCATTTTTAAGTATTATCTTAGGTATTGAATTAAATAGTTCATCTTCCATTAGAATAAATCCTCCTCTGAATCAACTTCAGCTTCACTTATAACTTGTTCAATATCTTTTAAAGTTTTATAAAGCCTAGTTAATTGTTTAGCTAAAGACATATTTTTCTTCTTTAAAACATCATTTAAAGATTTTGCTGGAGAGTAATTATTAGACGTTATTTCTAATAATCCTTTTTTAGGCTCTTCAGCTTTCTTCTCTCTATGTTTTACTTCTATCGTTTTTGGATCAATAAAATAAGGTTCAATTGTCATTTGATAATAATTAGAAATTCGTTCAGCAATTGGAGCGGTTAATGACACAATTTTTCTTTCGATTTTTCTATAAAAATTTTCAGTCACTCCTATTGCATCAGCAATTTCTTTGAAACTTAATCCTTTTTCTTCACGTAATGCCCTTAAATCTATTAACTGAGCATTTTGATTTATATCTTCCATTACATCATTCTCCTCTTAAACTAATATCATATTCTGGGTCTATATAATCATCTTCATCATCTTCACTTGTCACATTTGAAACTTGATGAGCATCTTCCAATCTAAAATAAACTAAATTTGCTCCTTCTAAGTATTTACCTGTGATTTGATATCTAAAATTTGAATCCCAGTTTTCCAATTTATAAACTTTTCTAACAAATTTAACTGAACATACAACCTTTCCAGCTGTAAGTGTGGAATTAGCATATCTCACTTTTAAGGCAGCTCTATCAGCTTTACTTGAGGGAATATATGCTATTGTTCTTTCATTTTGGTTAATCAGTAAAGCTATATATTTGGGTTCTCCAAGTAACTGTAATGTATTAATAGAAATTCGCACAGTTCCTTTAAGATATGTTAAGGTTGTAGTTATTTTTCTACTTTCCTTCATTAGAACCACCACCATTTTCTAAATCAAATAATGATTGTTGTATTGTGGCTTCTTCCTTTTTCTTTTTAGCCTTTTTCTTAGTAGCAACTTCAAGTCTTGCATATCCTTCTAGTAAATTAACAATTAAGGCATTTTGATGTTTATCTACTGGTAATCCAAATGACTCACGCCATCCTTCTGGATAATATGGTGTGCTTTTAATTTTATTTCCATCACTATCTTTTTCAACTGGGGTATAAATTTCAGTAGCGGTCAAATCAAAAACGATTAAAAGTTCATCATTACTCCTAATTAAATTTCCTTGAAGTTTATATTTATAATTAACGTTCCACCCAAGAAGGTCAAACATCTTTAATGCAAATAATCTACATAATATCTTTCTTGGTACTTTCTTTCCGGTTTTCTTACTAATTCTACACCATCTTACTGCATCCTTAGCATCCTCATCACATTCTTTGATAACCATTTTCTTGTCAGTAGGATTAACTAATAAATGTATATACAAGCCATTAATTTTATTAACACAAGCGGTATTAAATTGAATACTATCATTTTTAAAATTAACTGCTGCATCGTATAAATGAGCATAAAATTCTCTTCTTACCACTTCATATCCTGTATAATCAAAGTCATCGACTTCTTCAATATCTTCATCATCGTCATATGACACATCTTCAGTTTTTAATATAATTTCATCAGACATCTAGCTGTTCCTCCATCAATTTTGATAAATGTTCTTCAACACACTTTTTAGCTTCTATTAGCCACTCTTTAGGGTCTTCAATTGGAACTAACTCAGCTCCAAGATTCCACTTTTTTAATATATCCATCATATATAATCGCATAGTATAAATATCATCATAAAAATTATTACCAAAATGATCCGATAAATATTCATCATAATAGCTAGTAATCTTTGATATGACTTCATCAGGATTTTCACTTTCTAATTCCTCTCTACATATTGCTTCAGCATTATTTAAATCAAAAATTACTATTGAATCATTATTTTTAGTTCTTCTAACGCCAATCATTTTATATCTATAATCTTCATTCCATTCCATACAATCAAAAAGAACATGAGAAATACCAGAGCTTGTCTTAGTAATCGGACTTAATTTATCATTTTTCTCGACTCCCCATTTGATAGCATAATCATCATATTCATTACAGCTTCTAATGGCTAATAACTTTTCAGTTGGTTCAAATAGCAATTCAATATATTGTGTATTTTTCATCTTATCTATGCAGGCTCTATTAAAATACATTTGATTATATTTAAACCAACACATAGGTTGAGATACTGTTGAAAAAAGCTGTGAATCTACCTTTTCAAAATCAGATAAATCAAAATTACTTAAATCATTTTTATAAATTGGTTTAATTTTATCTTTGATAATATTCCCATTTTTATCTTTTGTGTAGGCAAATTCTGATGCAAATAAATAATTACTATAAGTAAATCCTGAATACTTAACTGATACAGGAACAAAGCCTTTTAATGCTCCTTCTTTTATTACCGATAAAGATGGAATCAAATCATAATTTCTATGCTTACGCATTTCTTTTATTCTTAATGCTTCTCTATATAGTTCAACTGCGACTATACCTTCATGGTGGTCATTCATTTGATATTTGTTTCTTTGATTAATATTTTTCCTACTTTTATGAGTAGTGAAATCAGGCGTATATGTTTTTCTTGCTATAATCATTCCACAACGTCTTTCGTTATTCAAAATATTATTAACTACACCTGCTGTCCATTTTCTATCACCTTTAATATTCGATACATAATTTAGCTTAGTCATTGTTACTGCTATTTCATTTGGAGAATAGCCTGTCACATACATTGAATAAACAAGTTTTACAACCTTAGCCTCTTCTTCATTAATAATGTATCTATCCGGTTTATCTGGATCAATATTATATCCAAACAAACGTGGTGTTAAAAAATTACCTCTTGCAAATCTATTATCAACTGACCATTGCATTATTTCACTTTTCGTATGAGATTCTTCTTGAGCAAATATAGCTAAAATATTTAACATTACATCACTTGAGCTATCTCCGGTATCAATACCTTCACTCTCAAAAAAGACTCTAACAGGCGGATTCATTGTTTTTAATTTTCTAATAGTATCAATACAATCAACCACATTTCTTGAAAATCTTGATACTGATTTAGTAACAATTAAATCAATTTTACCAGCCAAACATTCTCTTATCATTCTTTTAAAGCCCTCACGCTTAGCCATTGAGGTACCTGATATACCTTCATCAGCAAATATATCTACCATCTTCCAATTATCATGTTTAGCAATATACTCCTCATAATAATTTTTTTGAAGTTCAAACGAAGATGTCTGCTCAATATTGTCAGTAGATACTCTACAATAAGCACACACTCTTAATTCCGTTCTTGTGTCCCTTAAACTCACAGGCTCAGCTGCCTTGATTACAACTATTTCATCAGTTCTATAACCTTTTTGTCTTTCCCTTACTTTTTGTTTTTCCTCCTCAGTTGACATAACATACATCACCTACAACTTCCAATACCATTTATCATTACTTCTAACTGATGCGATTTCTAATTCTTTTTTTGCCTTATTTAATGTTCTTAAAGATATATTTTTATCATTAGCCAATTCCTTAATTGTTGAAACCAAAATCATATCTTCATTTTGTAGACAATTCATTATTAATTCTTTAGCTTCTGATATTTTATCTTTAGGCAACATATCATCTATTAAAGGTTCTTCTTCAAATTTACCTAACCACTTTAAACCTGTAGTTTGCAATTTGAATGCTACAGGACTTCCTTCTTCAGCAATACTATTTTTAATTTGATACATTATTCTTAATTTGGAATCTAGTTCCGACCTTTTAAGGTATAAAATACTTCTTGCTACTGCAGTAAAATCAATACTTCCTAATCCTCTATACAAATCTTTTGTATTTGAGGCTTTATTTAAATGTCCAATTAATAAAAATGCACAATTAGTTTTTTTAGCAATTTTAATAAGATTATTCATAATTTCACGGACATTTTTCATACCATACATACTATCGCCATCTTTAAAAAAAGATTGAATAGGATCTAATATTAACAATTTGCATTGTGACTGATATATTAAATCTTCAATACTTGAATCTCTTAAATTTATCAAATCATCATTTTCAACAAATAGGATATTATTTGTATTGGCATTAAATTTAACTAATTTTGGTTTTATTGTATCTTCAGGACTATCCTCAGCAGCTTGATAAATAACTTTTGATGCTCCTTTTACATTTAATCCATCAATTTTATAATCATTAATACCATTTGAAATAATTGATGCAAGTAAAAGAGCAAGTGTAGATTTGCCATCTCCTGGATCACCTTGCAAAATTGTTATTTTACCAAGTGCAATATATGGTTTCCAAAGCCATTCGATTTTTCTTGTTTTTACACTCCCATAATTGTTTAATTTTAGTGTTGATTCCAATATCTCACCTCCAATAATGCTATTATACGATGCCAATATTATTTTCTGTTAACGATAAAACGTAAGTTGTTTTCCATATTTACGTAACATTACAAACTTGCCTTAAATTTACTTAGAGGTAATATACATCACGGAGGTGAGTTTAATGGATGTAGCTACAAGAATTAAAGAGCTACTTAGAGCAAGAAATTGGTCAGTTAATAGGCTTGCTGTTGAGGCAGGATTAACTTCCTCAACCCTATACAGTATTATGGAAGGCACAAATAATCCAACCATTACTACTATTGAGACTTTATGTGAAGCCTTAGATATTTCATTATGTGATTTCTTCAAACAATCAACAATTAATGAAGATGAAGATAATGTTATATTAAGTATGTACCATAACCTTGATTCAAGGGATAAACATCTTGTCAAAAGTATTCTTTTAATCATCAACAATGCAGAATAAATTTAAAAATTGCACCCTTAAGATTTAAATTGTATTAAAATTCATACTTACGAAAAATAGTGCATCCTTGCAATCTTACTTTTAAAAAGCGTGATAGTTAAGCCATTTTAATATATCAAGAATGCAAGCATACTAAATTTTAAGTATGCAAAATCATAAAATTTATTGCATTGTTACCTAAGGAATTCTCGTTATTTTGAGAATTTCTTTCTATATCCATTAAACGAAAAAAAGAGGCAAATTAATGCCTCAAAAATTACATATTATCTACCACAAAATTTTAAAAAATTCGGATCATCAATTAAATCATAAGGTACTCTTCTTTGTACTACTGATATTTCATCAGCTGTATAAATAATTCCTGAATCATAATCTTTTAAACTTCCATCTTCAAGAAAAGCAATTCTTGTTGATTCAATTTCATTCATATTTTTTAGAAGTATCCATACCTTATCACCAAGTTCCATATCAGCCCTTTCAGGGTTAAAACAGTAGACCTCAGGTTCGCTTTTAAGCACTGACTTGATTAGTTCTTCGCCTGTTGAATAAAAGCCTTTGTAGTAGGCCCTTTGTAGCGATTTTTTGTTAGGAAGAATTAACCTTATAACAGTATCCCAATGGTTATCAACTACCAAGCAATAACCATGCTCAGTATCATATACCCTTGTTATAATTGTTCCATCCATTAATTTTCTTCTATTCCAGAAGAATTTACCACCTTTATACTTTGGTAAGTTGTCTTTTTCTAATATCATTTTTTGCATTCCTTTCACTTATTTTATAGTGATTTAAAATGCAAATTTCCACAAAAACTTTAACTTTTTTCTAAAGTATTAAAATAGTCTCATTTAAGTCTCACAATAGTCCTAATTACTTATTATTTTTGTTAGAATCAATTATTAATTGTGCTTCAGCTTCAGTTCTAAAAAGCCTTGATTCTCTTACTCGATAACCACCACTACTTTTTGGATATCTTACTAAGCAGAATCCTCCAGATGATTTTATTACATACACTTCTTTAACAAATATGGATGACTCAATAATGAACGCTTTATCGCCTGCTTGAAACTTTGAATTCATTTAATCATCCTTCTTTCTATTATCAATTGAAAAAAAGAGGCAATTTAATGCCTCAAAAAATTACATATTATCTATTCCAATTTTTTTAAAATTCTAAATCAAAGTGTTTGATTTTCCTACAAGAACTTTTATTTTTTCATCTTTTTTTAAAGAAATTGCTGGATCCAAAAATATTTTATATATAATAATTTCTTTATTCTCATTCGTTTCAGTCAAAATAGTTAATTCAATTTTTCTAGCTGAAATTTCATAAATATTTACTATTTTAGCTTCTTTTATTTGATAATTATCTTTGGATATATTTATCAGTTTTATTCCATAATACGTAATAATTGTACCACAAAATATAATTACAATCACGCATCCATAGATAAGAAAATAAAATGCAAAATCTTTAAGATTAACTTCAGTGTCTGCTATTATTAATAAGAAAATCAAAAAAATAATTACTAACCATACACATGCACAAAACAAATGGAAACGGAAACGATTATGGAACCATTTATATTGACTTGTCATTTTATAATTCATAATAAATGTAACCTCAATCTACTTAGCACAAGTAACTGTGATATCACCTATAACTACTCTTCCTTTATTCTTTTCATAATTAACTTGATTAGTATGTACTAAAAATCTAATTTTTCTAACATCAGAATTAAAAGAGTATGAAAATAAATCTAATTCATCTTTATTTTTTGACAAAGTATCTAAATTAAAATCGATTGCATCAATCCATTTTCCGTCTTCGGTTGCATATTGAAATAATATATATGAGTTTTTAGAATTCAAATATTCTTCATTAGACCATAAGCCTAACGAAAATTCCACAGAATAAAGAGCTTTTTCAAAATCAAGTTCTAACCAAGCAGTATCAACATTATTTCTTTTAGCAGATAACGCTAAATATTGCTTATTAATATAACCACATCTATATCTTTCTGTTTTAAAAGAAAATCCATTTTCTAATGTCACTGATGTATTTTCAATTTCATCAACATATTCATTTTTATATCCAAATTCTGCTGGATGAATAGATTGAATTTCTTCCTCTAACGGAGAATCGTATGTTACCATCGGCGTATAATTTCCTACCGCAGTCCAAAAATATCCACTTATTCTTAAATAAACTGTTTGACCTTTTAACATTGAATATACTATAGAAAAATTTCTACCTTCGCCATGATCATCATCATAAGCTAATCGTCCATTCGTTTCTCTTGCTGGAACAATTTCATTAAATAATTCGCCATAAGTATCCATTGAATTAATTGAATAAAAGTTATATTTACCATTTTCTGGTGCAGTAAAATGATACCAATGATATTCACCTTTTCGTAATTGTTTAGCTTCCTCCGAATAATTATCTAAAAACAATTCTTCATCTCCACCAGTATTTACGTTTGATAAATATTGTCCATTTTTGCTTAATGCAGTTGTTACGTCTCCTTCATTTCTCAATGCATATGTACTTCCACGAAATACTGTATCATTTGTATAAACAGGTATTGTATCACTTATTGTACTATATCCATTTTGATCATATGTTGGAGTAAAGTTACAATGATAATTCCATTGTACTAATCCGAATGGTTCTTCTGTTTCAATTGAATAAGAACTAGTTATTTTTATTGCTTCATTAATAGTAGGATTTAATGTTCGTTCAAAAGAATTTTTTAAATATCTTACATGTTCTAATAAATAAAACTGTGTAGTATCAAAAGCTTCTGGATGTAACATTTGTGCACCTAGAGCAGCACCTTCAGTTAACAACGTATCAAAAATGGTATATGCAAAACTTGCCCCTGTACTCATATCAACTAAACTCAAAATTATTCCTGTAACAGTTGATATTCCATTAATAATTTCAATTTTTCTTTCAATTGAAGCTCTTAGTTTTATATTTTCTTTAACAATATTTGCAAGAGCATATTCATATTTAGTTAAGAAATCATAAATTTGTTGTCTCCACTCATCATCCCAAATATAAAATGCTGCTTGCGTTATTCTTTTATCTTTTCCCATGTATGAAAAATAAGGATTATTATACATTTCAAAATTCATTGGGGTTATAGATGTTCCTGACATATCATATGCAATTACACCAACTTCTGGATTGCCAAATGTTGATAATGGTGCAATTCCAAATGGATCATAGTCAGACACCCAAACAGCACCTTTAGCACCTTTGTTAAAACGCATATCTGAAATACTTGCACTAGTTGAAGTATAAGCTATTTTACCAGTTAAATTATAATTATTAGCTGCATCAAAAGTATTATTATAATGGTACACACGTAAATAATAAGTTCCTGGTCCAACTTCTATAAAAATCCTCTCAGAACTATTGCTTGCATATCTTGATTGTTTAATTAAAGAAACACTATCTTTATCTTTGCCAGCATATTTACTATTATTATGGACATACAAATCTAAATCATAATCGCAATTCTCTGGAATATTTTTTAAAGAAATATCTATTTTAGCATTTCCCATTAAATCAAACCTAAAATAATCTTCATCGACATCCCTTTTAATTAATCCCCATAACCATTCATTTCTATGTAACGTTGCATAGATTGAGAATGTATAATCATTAGTATTATTTATAGAATTTGAAATAATAGTAGCCTCTGAAAAAGAATTATTATTTTCATATTGGTCTTCTTTAGCATCAGCAGAATAAAGAACATATGGTTGTTCTATGATTTCATAATCTCCATAACAAGGTTCTAAATATTCCTTTGAATCTCCTTCTACATCAAAACTATTATTTATGTTTTTCAATTTCTTCTGATGTAATTGATAATTTGTAGTAGTTTCACCAGAAGTAATATTTTTTGGATTTGTTATACTACACGATAAACTTATTGCTAGTATCATTGTAAAGAAAAGCACAATCTTTTTTTTCATAATTTCATTAAAATTCCTTTCGTCTAATTAAATATTTTAATATAACATTATTTAAATAATGCGAAACTATAAATGCTTAAGATGAGCGTACAAAAGATTTGATATAATAATCTACAAAAATTTAAAATCATATGTGCTCCCTCCCCTACATAATTTACTACCAAATTACTTAATAATTTTTAAGTTTTTTTCTCTTATAAAATACATTAAAATACAATAATATGTTTTTTATATCTTTTATATTGATTTTAGCATAAAATCAATATTTTTGTAAATACCAATTAATATTTGTATAAAATAAATATCTGCTATTTGTGTTAAATGCTTTGAAGGTGGTATTCTACATTAAAAAAATGCCTCCAAGATTCACTCCCAGAGGCAATATACTTTAAAATTTAATAAAATATTTTCTTCCACACTCTTTGCAAGTACGGATTACATTTCCTTCTTTTATAAATTCCATTCTCATGCAATATGGACAAAAGCATGTTTCCATACTTTCAGATAATCTTGCGTTTGGAATTTCTTTCACATTTAAATCGTTCTTATCATAACACTTCAATAATTCATTTAACTCTTCCTTGTTACAGATCCTGCTGAAGCTAAGGTCTTCACCTTCAGGTCCATAAACAAAAACATTAACATCATACATCTTAAGCACCTCTTAACAAGATAAAATTCTACCATTAAAAAAGTTTATAACAAGTCTTGACATTGACTAAATTATTTATTTTTTAAAATATTAATTGTTGCTTCAATATTGGTGTTTATCCAAGTATCCAAATCACCATAAGTTGAAGTGATGTAATTCTTAACATCGTCAGTCATTTGATTAAGTGCAATATCTCTAGCTTTAAGTAAAGCGAGCTTTTGACTTGCTTCATCAAACTTATCTTCTTTCTTCAAGGCCTCTACATAATACTGTTCTAACAGCATTAATGATTATCGTAGTCGCTGTAGATAAGAAATTAGCGGCTTTGTTATTGTTGATTTTAGAATTGATTAATTGTACTAATTTTGCTCCTGCTATTGAAAGTAAAGGAAGCACAATTGATGTTACTACTACACTTATAATATTAATTAAAATTTCGTTCATGGTTATTTATCTCCTTTCACATGAATTGAATCATTTTTAATGTGGTCATCGACCTTTTGTTCAATCTTAATAATTCTTGAATGTAAGTCGTCATATTTTTCTTCTAGCTTGTCTAATGTTTTTTCAATTCGATCAATTGATGATTTGATATATCCAACATCAGAAATAAGGACACCTTCATTCTTTCCTTCTTGTTTATGGTCTCCTTTGTTGTTTCTATGGAAAGCTAGGAAAGCAAAAAGAATAGATGACATTGTTCCTACAATGCCTATAATTGATAAAACGATATTTGTTGCATCCATTAAGCCTCGGCCTCCTTTTTAAAATAATCTAGTGCTGCTTTTAATTCATTTTTATAATTTTTTTTATCTGGAGCAGCTTTAAACTTTACTATCCATTCTTTTACCTCGCTTGAAAGTTCTAAAGAAAAAGAACCAGTCGCCTTGTATCTTTCAACAATGCTTCTGATTCTAATTAAGTGATACATGTTCTTTTCAATAAAATTATTAGAGTAAAAGAAATCATAGTAAGAATATATTTTATTGCACCAGATCTTTATTTTCGAAGGAAATACACTTATATACTTTTCTACATCTGGTCTTATAGTTTCAGACATATACACAAGATTATATGGAAATGCCATAATTTCATCATTAAAGATTTCATTATATTCGTCGTAAGAATCATTAAATTCCATCTTACTTTTCCAAGCTCTAAGGCCATAAATGAAATATTCCTTCTTTCCATTATTCCTATGAGTCATTCCTTTGAAGTCCTTTAAAACAACGATGTAATCTTCATCGCTATTTTCATTTGAAGTTCCAAAAGCGTATGAACCGCATCTATACATTAAGAGCACTTCATCATCTATAAATTCATTTTTAATAAAGTCCATTTCTAAATCCTCCTATCTATATGCGTAAACCTTTTTTACATAATGGGATGTTGTATTGCAGGTAAAAATCAATGCCTTTTCACTTGATGAAGCACCAAGTACAAGAGTGTGATTTGTTCCTCCATAAACATAATCAATTGTGACATTTGACATTCCACTTGATCCATTTCCTGGAATTGCAACCATTATACCTACACTTAGTTTCACAAAGAAAATTGTCGAATTATAGGTGTTATATTCATCCTCATAAAGATAAATTGTGCATTTATTTGAAGTGCCATAGTTCTTCTTTGTATAAAAACCATAACGACTATCAACATACTTTACTGCCTCTTGATAGCCACTATTGGCGACTGATAAAGGTGTTTCAATATAGTTAGGTTTGAAGGTTAAATCAAGAGTCAAGGATGTGGTTGTTTTTGAGTATTTTGCTATCGCCATTTGGTAAATCGTACCATTATTATGGAGGTTTTGCTGTGTAAGTGTTGGAAATGATGTACTTTCGACCTTTGTTAATGTTGCCGTATTATTGGATAAATTTATCTGAATAATTACATATCCATTCTTAGTTGAATCTAAAGAAATATAAACTTGACTACCTTCTTCAACATATAATCTTCTTCCATAAATTTGAACATAGCCACTTTTAAATGTTATGTAATTGTTAGAAGCTGATACAGCAAGCTCTCCACCCAAGCCTCTAATAACTCCATCAGCTTTTAGACCTGTTAAATGATAATTGATATCGGCATCTTGCTTTGAAGATACGCTACTACCATCGAATGTTATTTTTACTAAAGCCATCTTAAGACCTCCTTATTTTTTGCTTAGCAGCTTAATTTTTTCTGTTAAACTAACTCGATACTCACCAAGAGTCACATTCGCAGTGAGTATATTTCCTTTAAATGTGATCTTTGTAATCATGGTTTGATATGTTTTATTTGGTGTAATAAACTCAATAAAATCACCAACGTTTAAGATATCAAACAATGGTGCAATTTTGCTATTTACCAAATAATCAAATGTAATTGAATGTTCAAGTGATGATGTTAACATCTCTTTTTGAGCGGTTGTGTATAAAGAATTATAGTCACTATCAGAGTAAGTTTTAGCTAGTGAATTAATTGATTTATAACGTTTTGTATTATCGTTTTGATTTGAAATTGTGCCATCAGTGAAAAGATAATAATTGATTGTATTTTTGTATGTAACATTTGAATCTTTAGGATAAAAAGTGACCTTATTTACTGTTTGCGTGTTATTATCAGTAATCACTAAATTACTAATACAGGCAATGCTAGATTTTAAGGTCACTCCTTTTTTACATTTTGTAATATGAAGGTCAATTCCTGATATCTTTCCATTATCATAAACAAGGCTATAAACTAAACCAATTGAGTAGGCTTTATTTAGAGTTGAAACAACACTTGAAATAGAATCTACTGTATCTTCTTCAAATGTTAATGCTCCATTTACTACTTCAGCATCTCTACTGATTGTTAAATAACTCATATTTTGAAGATAATCAGAATTAGAAATAAAAGCCTTTTTTATTAAATTTAAAAGATAAATTGATAAGTTACCAGAATATGATGTTAACTTCATCTTATAATCCAAAATTGATATAAAATCTTTCGTTTTAACCTCTGTAATATGATTTTTCAAATCAATTGAAGTAATAATTCCTATGTAGTTTATCTTCTTATCTTTAACAATAAGGTAATCTCCTACACTGGCACTCACTGCTTCTTTATTGATTTCAAACGATGAACTTTGAGGTATGACATTATCAATAATAATCGTGAAATTATCATTTGCGTATCCATAATCAAGTACAGATAAAGTTAAATAATCTAAAAATATTACTTCCATTAGTTGCCACCATACCCTTCAAGAAGCTGAATATTACAAGTCGTTTTAGCATTGACTCCAGGACTAAATCTTATCTTCTTTTCACCCTTATCAATGAATAAAAAATTATCACATGAAAAATCCTGCATTTGATAAGCATTTTTAGTTACTCCATTTTCAGTAATAGTTATAAATTGATCTGATTCATCTGAATTAACAGTTATTATGCAATCATCCGATTTAACCATAATCTTTAATGAAGATATAATCGTATCTCCATCAAGAATATCAACTCTAGGATTATTAACTGCACCAGCGATTATGATATTTAAAGGTGCTTTTACTTCTCCATTATTTTTTACATAAATTTCACCATTATATGATGAACTATAAATGTGTGGATAGCCAAATGGAAATGTTTTACCTTTTACATCTTCATTAACTGATATTTGATAATTAACTTTATTAAGCCACAAAGATAATTTATCCAAAGATAATGAGCTTTGAATTGTATTACTTTGAAGCTCAGTTTTAGTTATTGATTTAAACGAAACATAAGCATATTTTGTATCTTTCCCATTATTATAAAAAAGCCTTAATTCATTAGAAGATCTAATAAAATCAAGGAACTTTGAATAGCCATTATAACCATTTAAAAATACAACTTCAAAATCAAGTGATGCTTGAGGATTTTTAATTTCAACACAGGTATATCTATTTGAATAAGCTACATAAGTATTTTGCTTTTCAACTCCAAGATTACCAATGCTTGAAATCAATGAAGATGACCTATAATCAAAAAAATAGGTAGTACCTATTTCATTTACAAGATATAACTTTCTCATTATAAATAGGCACCTCCTAACGCTTTATTTATTGAATCAACATCGAATTCTGATGATGAAGTATTTACTGTTACATTGTTTGTTGTTTGGCTACTATTTGTAGTTGAATAATTAGATGTTTTATTTCCATTAAGATTGAAAGTATCACTAAACCAATCTCCAACTGAACCAAACCATCCTTTTACATTACCCCATGTTTTTTTAGCCCAACCTGACACTGCATCAGTTGCCTTCTCAATTGTACCTTTTACGCCATCAACCGCTCCTTTAAAGAAGTTTCCAATGTTCTCTCCAACCTCACCAAGAAAGCCTGTAAAGCCTTTAAATTTATCTTTAAGCCAACCAAACATACCACTAAATTTTTCAGTTATACTTCCAACTACACCAGATACTTTATCAACTATTCCACCAGCAAAATTAGAAACTCCATCACTTATTCCTTCAAAGATGCTTGATAGATTATCTGCAAGCCATTTAATTGCATCAATTATCCAATTTAAAATATCTAAAATAGGTTTTAATAGTGTGTTTAAAAGTTCTAATGTTGGAGATATAACTGTTTCTATGACATTTCCTATTGTCTCTAAAATTGGTTCAAAAGCTGATAAAACTGAACTAATTAATTGAAGCTGTAACTCTAAATGTGTAAGTAATACTTTGATTAAAGGTTCTAGTAATTTAATAATGCTAGAGATAAGCTCAATAACAATTTTCAAAACCTTAATAATTGGTTGTAGCAAAGTAACGATAACTTTTAAGATTGGCTTTAAAATAGAGCCTAAAATCTTAACTACATCGCCAACTAATGAAACCACTACTTCAATAATATCAACTAAGACATTTAAAACATCCATAATAGTATCTAAAACGGCATTTATTAATTCTAAAATTGCATCAACAAGATCAGCAATTAAATCAATAACTACACCTAGAACGTCCATGATTGGTTTTAATATTGTCGTAATCAAATCTACTACTTTACCAATTAATGAAGTTATAACTTCAAGAATTATCTTAATTAAAGGCATTAATTTTTCAAGCAAACCGATAACTACATTAATAATTGATTCAAGTGGAGGTAATATTTTATCTATAACCTCAACCAACATATCAATTACTTTATTTATTAAATCCATTATCGTCTTAATAATTGGCATTAAAGAATTAACTAGTTCTTGAATAAAGCCCATAACTTTATTAAGTAGTTTTGAAATAATATTTATAATATTACCAAGCAGCTCTCTAAACTTCTCATTTTGAAGCAAAATAACAGCTAAAACTGCAACAAGTCCTACAATACCAAGTGTTGAAGCCTTGATTGCTCCACTAGCTATTGTAATTGCTCCTTTTAAAGCTGTGAGTCCTGCCTTAATTTTTGAAATCAAAGGTATCAGTTTACCAATGATAGCTAAGACTGGCCCTGCTGCCGTTACAATTCCAAGTAGTGTCCCAATAAACACCTTCATAACTTTTGATAGATTATTCCACCAATTAAGCATACTTTTAAGAGCTGGTACGATCTTATTTGTGATTATTGAAACAAGACTATTTAAAACTGGAAGTAAAGCTTGAGCAAGTTCATTTTTAAGACCTGTTAATGCTTGTTTTAATCTTGAAATGGCATCTGTAAATTCTCCTGCTTTTTCAGCATCTTCATTTGATACAATTCCTAGTTCTCTACATTCATTTCTTAAGTCTTCTATTTGGCTTGTTGAAGCGGATATTACTTGAGTAAGCTCAGCACCTAATTTATCACCAAATATTTCATTGGCCACTGCTGTTCTTGTGGCTTCGTCCCCTACTGAAGATAAAGCGTTTCTAATTTTCATGAAAGCCTCATCAGTATTAAGTCCAGCTAAATCCTCACTAGTTAAACCGATAAGTTTTAGTTTTTCATTAACACTATCAGCACTTCCATTTGCTATATCTCCTAAAAGAGCATTAACCTTAACAAATGCTTTTTGTAATTGGTTTTGATCTGCTGCTAAAATCTCTGCAGCATAGCTCCATTCCTGGAATGCCTCAGCTGATAGATACACTTTAGAGGCTGTATCAGCTAAGGCATCTGATGCAACAAGTGACTTATAAGAAAGAGCGGATAAAGCTGTACCTGTCGCTACAATAGGAGCTGTTACATACTTTGTGAGTTTATTACCAACACCTGCTAGCTTATCCCATTTTTCATTACCAAGTTCTAGTATCTTTGCACTAGTATTTTTAAGCTCGGTATTTAGCTTTGAAACATCAGCTTCAGCATATTCTACTCCTCTTTCAAGTTTCTTAAATTCAGATTCACTTATTGCACCAACTTTGACTGCTTCCTTAGCTTCTTCTAATTTTTGTTTTTGAAGTTCTAATTTCCTCTTTGTAGAATCTAAAACCTCATTTAATTTAGTTTGTTTATTCTTCCATAAATCAATATTAGATGAATCATATTTAAGTCTTTGATTAATAGCTTTTAAGTCGGCTTGTTGTTCTTTTAATTCTGCTCTTACTTTACCTAAGGACTCGTTAAGTTCAGTAGCATCAAGTCCTAATTTAATGTTTAAACCTTTTATTGTTTCAGCCATTTACTTAACCTCCTATAGCAAAAAATTGTCAATGTCAGATTGTGTTGCCTCTCTTGATGAGTCCTCACTTCTTCCCATTGACTCCATAAATAAATCAACAAGCTCAAAATAAGTATCAATCTCAATCAAAAAGGCATCCGATAGTGAGATGCCCATTTGAGATAAATTAAATATGATATTACTAGTCGCTTGGTGCTTCCGTTTTATTTTCTCTGGGACTTTTGCTTTGCTCTTTTGTCCCTGGAAAGAGTAAGCCAAATACTCCAGTTAATTCATTCATAGCTTCAGTGCTTTGGAACACTCCAAACTCAAAAGTGTCCATAAACTCTACAAATGTTTTCTCTTTTGCATAAGGCTTATGTAAGATATAAATAATTTGAAATGATGTATTAATAACTCCTGATAAGCTACCAATAGAATCGCTTTTAATATTTTGTATCTTATCTAAATCTTCAAACAAATCAGTACCAAAGGTAGACTTATAATCGATTAATGTTTTTAATGAGGCATGAACTGGTAATTCACGACCTCCAATCTTAATAATACTATCCATTATTTAAGCACAGGCAAAACTGGTGCAACACTTAAGAATGTCGCATAGTTTGCGTCTCCTTTCGAAGCTGTAATATGTGTTGTGTAATTATCTGCATCAATAGCAATAGGTCTAGCTGTAATTGTTAAAGAGATTGAGTTTGCTTCAACTGAATCAGCTTTACTCTTAGTTGCTTCATTAATTGGTGAGGCAGTACATAAATAAAACCATGTTCTTCTTGCCTTAGCATCACCTTGTAATTCAAAACCTAATGCAAAAGTAACTACTTCAGCATTTACAATTTCTACAAGATTTCCATTATCAAGTTTCTTATAACCTAAAATATCAGTTTTGAATTCATCAATTAATTCAGTGAGTTTTAAGGTTAGAGTTCTACCTGCATTTTGAATTAATGTAGCCACTACTTGATCATCGGCATAAACCTGTGTTGAGCTACCAATTAAATCACTTGAAAACTCTTGTGCTCCTGGAAGTGCAACTGGTGTAGCAAACGACCAAGTTCCATCAACAGGATTAAATGTAGCCTTAGAATAATGAACATTCTTAAGGCCAAAAGTTACAATATTATTTGCCATTTAAAAATCCTCCATTTCAATTTCATAAACTCGATTTATTGATTTATCGCTATTATGTGTTTCACTTAAAACCGAGAAACTTAATCCGTTTTTTAATAATGCCTTCTCTAAAGTTTCCTCAAGAGTAAGGTCTTTTTTCTTTGTGACAAGAGTAATCTGAATGCTTGAAACATAAAAAATAGGAACATCGTCATGATATCCCTTTGGCTTTTTAGTTATTTCTTGATAAACGATATATGGCATTGGAGCATTTTCTTCATTGTCATAAACATTTACTGCATAGAATACTTTGTCTTTTAAAACTTTATCTAGAATGGAATAAATAGTTTCTAATGTCATAGGCTATCCTCCATTTATAATCTTTTTAATATCTTCAAGCATTTCAGGTGTAAATTCACTATAAGCTGGCCTCATAAAAGGTTGTGCTGCAACATGACGTCCACTTCTATGTTTGAATCCAAGTTCAATTAAGTGAACCAATCTACTTTTAGTTTTCGATGAAATATAAATAACTTGATTAACTCCTGTTCCAATTTTTGTTTTAACAAATGAATCAGCTAAGTGATTTGTGCTATTTCCTTTTGGAGTATTTGTTTTAATATAAGCTAATATTTCATCAGCTGTATGATTAAGCCTTTCTACAATTTCTTCTTGAACATCTTTAGTGTATTCACTTACAAGTTCAGAGATTTTCAAAACACTTTTATCTATTGATAGTGGCATCTAGAATTTCCTCCTTCTTGTAATCACTTAAAGATAAATATAATTCGATGAATTGTCCGTTTTGATAAGTTCTATCTACTTTATAGATTTCACCTTTCAATAAAACAAACTTTTCACCAGAATACAAAAAGCATTGTAGGCTTATTTTTATTTCACTTTTCACATTCAAAGCAACGCTTGTTTGATACTCAGTAGCAGTAATAGATTTCATACATCCTATTACTTCTTTTTTAAAATTTATAGTCGGACACCTTATTCCTAAAGCATCCGACTTGTTAACGATGGCAAGGAGATAGAGAGTTACATTGGCAGAATTAGGAAACATTAGGACTCCTCCGAATTAAGTGCAAGTTGGCGTACCAATAGCTCAAAATTAGAAGGCAATTCCTTAACACTTCCATCACTTTTGAAACCAAAGAATGTCTTTACATATATCAAGATTAATCCTTTAACAAGGGGATTGTCGCTACGTACTGTGGATTTATCAACGCCTATCGAAATAAGCAATTGACAACACGATTCAATATGTAGTTTTATCTCGCTATCTGCATATGTCTCCATTGCTGGAATCATTAAAGCCTTCTTGATTTCAATTAAGAAATCGTCATCATTTCTTATGTTCATACACAACGTCCTTTCTTTACATACATTCCGCATCCCTGTTCATTATTCCGTTTTACTTATACTCTTTTCTGTTCATTGTTCCATTTTACTTTTACTCATTTCTTTTCTTTGTACCTTCTTACTTGTACTTTCTTTCAGTATTCCTTTTTACTCGTACTCACTTTCATTATTCCTTTTTACTTTTACTTGCTTTGATTGTTCCTTCGTACTCCTTTCGGGGAAGCCTTTCGGTCAACACCTAGTCGTTTCCTTGTACCTTTTCTCCACGTTCATTTCATTGTACTTTTTTACTCGCTTTTCTTTCATTGTACTCTTTTACTCAATTTCCTTTCATTGTTCCATCATACTCATACTTTTTTCAGTTCATTGTACCTTTTTACTTATACTCATTTCTGTTCATTGTGCTTTCTTACTTAGTTAAGCTTCAGAAAACTCCATCAACCTTTAAACGACCATCGGTTTAACCTACTTTGATGAGGTTTGACTTGCCTTAGATACACTAGCTTTCTTTTTAATTCTTAAGAAGCCGTTGTATCCTACAACATTACCACCAGTAAACACTGAGGCTTTATAACAAATAATGCCATCTTTAAATTTATAATCAGTTGATTTACCAATCTCAACTGCTGAGAATACTGGTACTTCATAATTTTGTAAGTAGCCATAAGCCATACAATAAGAACCATCCGCAGTTGCAGGATTAGATAAAGATGAGCAATAACTATTAATTACATAAGGAATGCCATCAATTGTTTTTTGAACATAATCAATAACATGTACTTTTCTTCCATCACTTGTTCTAAGTTTTGCAAATTTAGCTAAATCAGTCTTATTTAAAATTAATACTGCTCCACCTTCAACAGCTTCATCACCGCCAAAGCCAAATACAATATCATCCAAAGTTGTATCAGTAATTTCACTAAGTTCTAATGGTGCTTGATCAGCTAAAGCAACAGCGTTATCTGAGAAGATACCTGTAAATGTATTAGACTCACCAGTACCTAAAAGAATTTGTTGAGAAATTTTCTTCTTTAAAGATGTATTAATATTTTTAATAACTTCAGCTTGATAATTAATTGCAGGTAGTTTTTCTAACTCTTCAGTAATTTCAGTATAAGCTGTAACTTTTACCTTAGAGATAGTTGCATAACCAAATCCTGGTTCAGTCTCAGTTGCAGGTTTACCTTCTTCAGTTAATCCGGTAATCCCATTTGACTTAACAAATGATTTAGTATAAGTCTCTCCACCATTTAAATTAACAACTTTAACCTTATCAATAATTTCACTTGCTTCTAAAAATGGGTAAGGAGAAAGTGAAGTGTCAGTATGATTTGGCAATAAAACTTCATCGCTAGATACTTTAATAGTTCTTCCTTCAATAAAATCTTTACCACGCTTTTCTAACATTTCTTGATTTTGTGATTTTGATTCCATCATAATAGGTTTCATTTCAGTCTTTGAAGTAATACTTAATTTTGCCTCAATCATTTTTCTTTCTTCTTGAAGTTTGTCACATTCAGTTTCAAATGTAGTTAATTTTTCTACATCCATTTCATCAGTAGATGACTTGCGTATTTCAGCTAGTCTAGCATCAATTTCTTTTAATCTAGCAAATAAATTCATTTTTTTATTCCTCCTAATAATTTGTTTTAATATGAATTCTTTTTCTAATGATTTCTGCTTTTGCTTTTTGGTCTGCCATATCCATAGCCTTCAACTCAGTATCCACTAAAGCTAAAGAACGACCAATTGCTATAGAAGTTTGATCATAAGCAGGTAAATCGACAACACTCACATCATAAAGTCTATCAATACCTGTGATAGTTCTTTTTGGAATATCGCCACTTCTATCAATCTTCTGTGAGCTAACAGTAAAAGCGAAGCTCATTTTATCTAAAAGTCCAGCTTTAACCATCTTATAAATATCTTTATTTGATTCAGTATCTATAAGCTCAGCACGAACCTTTAAACCAATTTCATCAACCATAAGCTGTAATGAGTTATTACGAGTTCTCGCAATAATCAAAAATGAATCATTATGGTTATATTTCATAGGGACATCTTTCATATTGGTATTTGCTAAAGCATTTCTATCGATTGACTCAATAAATCCATTCTTCTCATCACCAATAAGTGTCTCTTGGTTAAAAACTAGAGCATATCCTTCAAGGACCATTTTGTTATCTTCTGATTCCTTGAACTCGACATTTGCTAGTCTATTTTCAATTTTTGTTTTATCCATTTTCATTTCCTCCATTTTCATTTGTTTCACCAACTTGGTACATATTTGCTTTTGATGCATCAACATAATTTAAAGATTGAAGTCTCTTATCTCCGCCTTCAATTGGCTCAAGTCCAAGTAAAGCTCTTGATTCATTTAGGCTCATAAGTCCTAGTCCCATCAGTTTTTCAATAGCTCCAACCTTGGTATTCCAAGAAGCGTATTGTAATCTTTCAGAGAAAAAGATAATTTCTTCACCTCTTTCAAGCTGATTATTGGTTAGTAAGCCCAAAGAAAAAGCCTCGCTAAGTTGAATAGCTAAAGGCTCAATTGTTGACTCATAAAATGAGTTATATTCATTTTCATCATAATTATTTGAAAACACTGCTTTACTAACACCATAGTAATCAAGTATCTTATTTTGTACGAAATCTAGTGTAGTTGATTCGACCACTTTAGGATCAGCCGTTAAAGGTACATATTCAGCTTTTGTATCCATAGGTACAATTGAACTATCACCTTCTGTAGCTTTTAAAATTGCTCTTTGAAATTCATCAAGTTGCTTCATTTTATCAGCTTCTTTTAGCATTCCATTTATCTTCAAAATACCTTTAATTTTAAATGATGTTTGAATTGCAGCATTAACTCCTTGAAGCAAGGCATCATTAGTTTTTACTGTCTTAAGCAATGCTTCGTGGTCACCACTAGAATTAGATCCACCAAAGAAATCATTTTTATAATAGAACCTTCTTAAATGAATCACATTTTCAGTAGGTATTTCATAATTACTACCATCTTCAAAATAAAACTTATAAGTATGGCTTCCATCCTCGTACTCAATTGGCTCAACAATTATTGGATTAATCGGATACAAGCCTTTGAGTGTCAGATCATTTTTATCGTAAAGCGGATACACAAATGCATTATCATTAAGCAGTAATAACGAGACCACTTTATACAAAAACTGGTAAGGAGTCATAAGTTCATTAGGTCTTCTTTTAAGGCAAAAGGTAATCGGTCCATTCTTTTCAGTTTGAATTCCTTTTTCATCAACTTTAATGTATCTACCTTTTAGCTTTGCACATTGAGAAGCTATCCTATCGATACAAATCATGACTACATCACTTTTTAAGACATTATCACCAAAAGGAATAAGTGGAATTTCGAGTCCATGAACCATCTTAAAACCTGTAACAGGATTATTTGATTTGTTTTTTCTTTTGAATATTCCCACGATTATTCCTCCTAACTTTGCATGTTCTCATACTCTTTGGTGTATCTATTCAAGACTGCATAAGCGATGATTAATGCAACTGCACCATCTATTCGTTTAAACCTTGAATTAACCTTACTTGGTTGTATGTTTCCATTAATATCTACCTTGGCTTGAGTATTAGCTAAACACCATTTTAAGACTGGATTATTATCATAAATAACATCCTTATTCTTAATATCCGCTTCAAGCTGTTTCATTGGCTCTGATAATGTATAAACACCTTGCCTTATTTTCTCTAAGGTAAAGCTAGCTTCTTCCATTTCATCAACCCAATATTGAGAATTCCATGGATCATAACCAACCCACAAAGGTCTTATTTCATAATCTCTAACAAGATGTAAAAACCACTCAGTAACCTTTGAAAAGTCATTCTTACTTCCTTCAGTTAGAGTTATAAATCCTTTTCTAACCCAGATATCATAAGGTACGCTATCTTCTTCAATTCGCTTTTGTAAGACTTCACTTGGCATAAAGAAATGAGGAAGGACATACTTTTTACCATTTTTAACTACTACAATAACTGCAGCTGTTAAATCGGTCGTCGCAGATAAATCAACGCCTGCAACAGCGTAGGTATCTCTTATTTCTTCAATATCAAATTTAGTTTCATTATTAAGCTCATCAAATGTTAACCAAGTACCTGATTCAAGTTGCTTAATATTAAAATCCTTACACAACATCGTAAGTCTAGTTGATAAATCATTTTTAGCTTTATTCATAATATCTTCAAGGTAATGAACTGTCTTTACTTTACCTAGTGATGGATTTGATTTTTGCCACGATGATTTATCAGAATAGATTTCATTTTCACTATCCTGCGTATAAAGCCAAGGAAGTACACGTTCATCCGCAATTTCACCTTTTATCATCTTCCTACAATATTCGAGCTTTTTATCTAAAAAACCACCAACTACATTACCTTCTGTTGTGATAATGAAAATCAGTGGTTCTTCTTTAGTTGATTGTGATTGTTTAATTGCATCATATACTTTTGAATCAGTCATTTGATGCACCTCATCAATACAGCCAACCTCTATGTTATATCCATCCAAGTTTCGTGACTGACCAGATAATTTCTTAATCTTATTTTTGTTCCTTGGTGAATAAATATAGAATATATTTTTCTTGCTTCGATTAGCTTTTGAAAGAGCCTTTGACTGTTCTCTCATATTATTTATTTCTTCAAAAAGGATTGAAGCCTGATCATTTGTGTTCGAAGCACACACAATATCAACTCCACCTTTTGATAAAAAGAATTCAGCAAGGTCGATTCCTGCAACAAATGTTGTCTTACCATTCTTTCTGGCAATCAGTAATATTACTTCATTAAACCTTCTTAATCCTGTATCTTTAAACTTAAATCCATAGGCAGTTTGAAGCATTGCTTTTTCCCATAATTCAAGAATAAAAGGTTGGCCATTAAATGGTGACTTTGTATGTTTACAAAATGTTTCAATAAAATCAATTCTTATTTGTCCAGGCTTTTCATCATAGGTGTATCTAGGATTATCTAAATCTGCTATGACCCTATCTAAGACAACTCTTAGTTCATTTCCTATGATGATATTTCCTTTTTGAATTTCTGAATAATACTCTTTTAAATAATTCATGACTCATCATCTTCTATTACTGGTGGATCAACCTCTTCATAGTTATTGATTGAATCTTCTTTACCTAAAATTAACAAATCAGATAAGTACGCTCCATCAATTTTCGATTTCCATACTTTACCTTTTGCTGCTTGATATCTTTTTAATTCCATAATGACCTCCTATGAAACTGTCCAGTTCTTATTTGTTGCGATTGCTATTTCATCATTACTCATCTTAGCAAGATTAGTTGAACCAATGGTAATTGATAAAGCGTCGAGTCCAGTTCTATTTAATAATGACTCAAACATTCTTTTAATTGAATCATGAGTCAAGGTTGAAACATTACTAAAATTACAAGATACATTAAAGCCACTACCTAAACTGATATCTTCTATCACATATGTAGTATGAAATGTACCTTGAACGATATTACTTGTTAAGGTTGCTGGTATTTCCATATATCTAATATTTGAATTTCTAAATACATATCCATTAGCAGCAAACTTTTTTAAACCATCAGGAAGTATCAAGCGGTCAATTGTTACACCATTAAATGCATTAGCATTTATTAATGTAAGATTAGAACCTTTTTCAAATCCTAAGGTATTTACTCCTCCACCATTAAAAGCATAATGACCATATTCAGTTAATGAACGAGGAAGCAATATTTCAGATGCATACACATGACTAAATGCGTAATCTTCAAATTTTGAAATGACCGCTCCTTCATCAAATTGAATTTTACTAATTTGCATTCCATAAAAAGCATAAGAGCCAATTGAAGCTACCTTCTTACCAACAAGAAGTCTTGAGATATTGTTATTGGCATTATACAAAAAGTAATTACCTATTGATTCAATGTAATCAGGAATAACAAGTTCTTGAAACTTCATTGAAATTAAATCTTTTTCTAAGGCTTCCATACTTTGAATTTGTGATTGTTGTTCTTCAATCTTCTTCTCATTTTCACTTAAAATATTAATTTCCATTAGTCCATTACTTATCTCAGCTTCAATAGGAATTGTTGAAAACAAATAATCAAATGTATCTCTAGAATAGGTGACTGCATTTGTTGATGAGATAAATGAAATAAGCCACTTGCCAGCTATGGAAGTAACATTAGAAGGAATAACAACTTCATTATTTGAAAGTCTCAATAGGACTGTTGATTTAGGATGATAGAATTTTAAATATTGATATCTTCCTTCAATCAAGTCACCTATTTCACATTTAATCTTAGTACAATTTCTATCACCTTTTGTTCCAACATGAAGTGGTAAAATAGATTTTGAAGTCATCGTACCACCATTATTTATTTTGCAGTAAATTGTATACATTATCTTTCCTCCACTTTCTTTAAGAACTCATCAAATGAATCATCGCCATCATCTTCAGTTCCACCAAGTATGGTATTTAGTGTTTTGATGATATTTGAATAAATAGAAATTGACTGAAGGTATGCTTTATAAGCTAATGTGATTCTTGCATTACCTTTATTAGATAATTGCATGACACCATTTCTTCTTATTCCATTTTCAAGTGAGTCAAGTTCAATTTTTAAAAAAGCAGCCTTTCTTAAAAGTTCATCAACTAAATTAACCTTTGCTTCATCAGCATTAGCAAATAAACTTTTTAATCTTTCGTATTCTTTTATTGCTAACTCTTTCTTATCCATTTGGTATCCTCCTTTCTTCGAACGTTTGGCCTGTGTTGGGTTTTTATTACTTCTTCGAGCAATTAACCAACAAGGACTAAAAAAGCCAACGTTGGCCGTTTGTGAGGCTTTTGTTGGCGATTGTTTTTATTTATCTTCATCCATTATTGGAATTGTATTAATAATTTTATCCTGTTCTTCTTTAGAAATTCCTATACTTTCAAGGGCTTCTCTTGTTCCACAAGTAGGACATATCGGTGTGATGTTATCCTTTCTTGAAATCGCAGGATGACCTTTATAAGTCTTCCCACACAAAGGACAAGTTTTAATTAAGTTCTCTCTAGTTTCCATTTTTAAATACCTCCTCACCAACGCTATAAATAAATGCTTCCATCAACATTTCAATATCAAAACCAAAGTCGTTATAACCTTTAAGGCAGGTATCAAAATAATAATTAGTTGGACATCCGAGCTTTCTATCTTCATGCATAATGTAAATAATTCCCTCTACGTTGGCCTGTGTGCCTTTTTTATCTTTGAGTGGCACATTTACTCGCTTTCGATAATAAAACGCAGGGTAGCCCTCGTAAACGTCAAGTCTTGCCAAGTCACGTTTACTTACTTCCCATACTCCTAAAGGAACTTGATGTCCTTCAGCTTTCTCGATTGTAAGGTATGAACCTGTTTTACTTCCTTTAAACATTAATCGGTAGCTATCGAGAACTGAGGTTCCAACTACCACTGCATCAGGGCATCTCTTTTTCATTTGTTCAACATTAAGGTTTGAACCATAAGCTAAGTAATACATTTTTTTCATTTTCTTGACCTCCTAGATTGCAGCTTGAGGAGCAGGTCTTAACCCACTTCTGAAGCTTGCATCTCCTTTTAAATTCTTTGTTAATGTTTCTCTTGCTGTTTTGAATTCCTCACCAATGAAGCCTAGTCTTAATAACCAAGTTCTCATTGCGTATTTAGGGTTTTCATTTTGTTGAGGTTTTGATGAAGCTCCGCTTACCTCTTTTGCCATTTGACTTAAGGCTAAGCAAAATTGAATGTAGCTTTTTAATTGTCCTGCGTGAAGTCCATTTTGTTTTCCATCTTTTGGACTCTTGAATTCGAAGCATCTAAATTCAATTGTTCCTTTTGTGAATGTTGAGTGGAAGTTTAGAATGTGGTAGCGGCTGCTGTTATAATGTTGAGTTCTTCCAAAGTCGCAATTTTGACTTTCATACCAAACATCTGCAAATTGGCTCATTGATTGAGGTTTCTTTTTGTTGACCGCCTTTAAGAATCTAGGGTCTACTGTTTGGCAGTATCTATCAATTCTAAAATTGTCAATTCCTAAGGCTTCAATAATTAAGCTTTCGTGTGATGCCATAATGTTTGTTAGGTTTCTTAATGTTTTAGGTGTGTGTCCGTTGGCTCCTACATGAATGTGAACTCCGCATCCTCTTGAAGCATCGCTTTTTGCTCCAGCTTTTCTTAATGCTCTAACAATCTCTTGTAAGTCCTCAATGTCATCGTAGGTTAAGATTGGTGTAACCATTTCGCATTTTTCACTATCAGGTCCTGCAATTGATACATCCTTTTGGAACTTCCAAACTCTATCTTTTCTATCCTTGCAGGCACAAGCATCGTAACCATAATCTCTTGCTGCGTACCATGCTCTTGTTCCAAAGTATGCTGCAACCATCTTTGCTGCATCCATTCTTGTGATGTTGTTCATTTCAATTTCAACACCGATTGTTTGCTTCTTCATTTTTTCAATTTGCTTTTCAATTTTTTCTTTCATCTTCGTGTCCTCCTTGAAGGTTGTTTCTTCCCTTCGTCGTGTATATATATCACTCTAAACGGACACTATAGCAAGTTAATTGTGTATCTTTTTTTATCTATTTTTATATATCAAAAATATATAAACTACTTAGCTTTTTATATTTCTTTACCATCTTTTCCAATGAACTGAATTTCTTGAATTGTACCATTGTGAAATAATCCAATAGCATAATCGACAGCTTCTTTTTCTGACATACCTACTGAACTAACATAATAATCAACAAGGTGATTCATTCCTCTTAGACCTGTTCTATTCTTTTCACACATCTCAAATAAAGGAATTCTCTCATCAGGCAAAACTTCAAATTCATCAACTCCAATAATTAAAGCACAACTTCCCCATGTACCATGTATTTGATTAGCATCATCAATTAAGATTACTTTACCAACCTTTTCTAGATATTCAGGTTCACCTTCCATATTTTTTATTTTGATATAACATCCAACTTTTAAATTAGTCATGTTAACATCCTCCTTATTCGTGTCTATTAATCACTCTAAAAGCAATAAATATCAACTTGAAAGTAAAATAAAAGAGCAGCTTTTTATGCTACTCTTCGGATAAACTAAGATATACCTAATTTTTTATTCAATTTTTTAAATTTCAAATTTTCAAAAATTCTAGGCCACGCATTTCTGAGGTGGGGCCGAACGGTACTTTACAAATGCTTGAATTTTAGACCTGGGGAGGGATTAATTTATATTCCTCAAAAAAATTATTTAAACATTCATATAGTTTATCGACCGCTTCAAAATATCCAACGGATTTATCTAAATCTAATCCAATGTAAACAATACTTTCACTATATGTTTTAGTATGTTTTTTATTTACTACATCAGTAATTGCTTCTTTTATTTTTTCAAGTAATGAATTAAGTTTTTTATTAGAAATAAACATTGAAGGTGTACAAATTTTTTCTTCATAGCTTTCTATAAAATCTAATGTAAAATGCTTATCTTTTTTTCTCTTATATTCATTATAAAACCACTTTGAAAATTCATGGATTATTTGTATATTACTATTATCAATAATAGTTAAGCTTTGGTCTTGATAAAAATTAATATTATCTGCATGTTCAATATTACTTTTTTTAACATAAGCATTATTCACATTATCAGCATGGTTAATCTCTTGTTTATTAACAAATATATTAATTGTAAAAGTCGCAGATATATCAATAGTTAATGCTATACTCAATATTTTATTCAAAATATCTTTTTCTAAAAAAGAAAAACATATCAATAAAACAGCTAATACAAACCCAATAATCAAAGGTATATAAATTATTTTCTTCTTTTTCATGGTACATTTTCACCAACCTTTATTGATGAAATTATACCATGAAATCTACTTTTTTACTACATTACCATCGGAGTCAAATTTATAATATTTCTTATCAGTAAAGCGTTCGTGTTCCTTGTTGTGGCATTCTTTACAAAGCAATAATAGATTATCTTGATTAATACTTATTTCAGGATTATCTACATTTTCAGGAGTTAAGTGAATGATGTGGTGTACTTCAGTACCAACATCACCACACCT